ATCAACCTCTGGAGCAAAGGATATTAGCCCACAAGGGATTTTAAAAGAAAAGGCAGGTACTGACTTTAATTCTTTCCTAAATGAGCTACGAAAGCTTTATGGAGACGGCAAATATGAAAATGACCCAGAGACAATTAAAACCTGGAAGGATTACAAGGATATTCCAGCAAAAGAATGTCGAAAACTTCTTAAGTTGTTATAATGATATTTGAGGTAAAAACAGTTGATGAATTAAAAGAGCTTCAAAATGTTCTTGAAAACTTTTATGAAATATTACCTTATAGTGGCGACATTACTGAATACAGAAAACACTGGCTTCCGACTTGGAAAAATTTAATTGAAACAAGAAAAGGTAAAATTTTTGCTCTAGAAAAAAATCAAAAAATTATTGGTGCTTTAGGATTTCTCATAACACATGCACTAGAAGACGGTGCTTTATGTTGTACTGAAGCTTTTTGGTACGTACATGAGAATCACAGAGGATCTGGAATTAAAATTTTTAATAAATTTGAAGATTATGCAAAATCTATAGGTTGCAAAAGAATTGCAATGGTTCATTTGGAAAATTCCATGCCAGAAAAATTAAAAAAACTTTATACAAGAAAAAAGTATAAACACATAGAGAGTATGTATTTAAAAGAATTATAGTTCGCCTAAAAGGAATGCTGTTCTTGTTTCGTTTTGATCTAATAAAGAAGATATTTCAAATTCTGAAAGCTCGTTTCCCGATGGAATTGTAACCGAGTTATTTGCAACAACAAAATTATTAGAAGAAGAGTCTAAAGTTGCTCCACCGCTTCCAGAAATTATAATGTCTTCGACATTTGTTCTAACTCTAAAACTGGCTGTAAAATTTTTGGGTACATCATTTGAAATGATAATTGTAACACCCGTATATATATCTGTGATGGTAGTAGAATAAAACTTCAAATCATTCGCGTTTGATCTCGAAATTATAACGTCTGATGAATCCGTGATTTTGGAAAACTCCTCAAATTCTCCAAACATGGTGCCGCTAACCGCATCAGATTCTTGACCAAAAGTCAAATAATCTCTTGGCAATGCTTTATAGAATATGTTTTCTTCTGTTCTGCCATTTATATCATCAGAATTAATTGTAATAAACGTAAATTCTTGTTCAGGCTCTAACAAAACAGATTCGGAATCTACTCTATTTGTGAAATTAATAGTGTCTGGCGCAAATGTTGAATTAGATCCAGTGTAAATATCTACTTCTTTAATGTTTTGAATTGTTAGGCCAGTATTGCCATTTAAATCACCAGAAAAAAAGGTTTTTAGAGTTATAAAATTATCTAAAACTGTTATATCTTCCATAAGCAGTAACTCTTCACCAGTTGGTTCAAAAAGAAGATTTTTGCCGTTAAACTCAACTCCAGTAATTGCATACCTTGGAAATTCAATATTCAAGGTCCCAGATCCACTAGAAAAACCAGCTCCGTCATCTGAACTAACAAAACATTCAAGTTGATATCCAGATGTTGCTGGATGCTGTCCTACTACTACTTGATTTAATCTCATAATGTACCTGTAACTCCTATTTGCATAAAATTAAAATTAGAACTAGACAATCTATTGATTATTTCTTCGGATCTTTCAACGCTTCCTACCAAGCTTGCTGTTGTTTTTTCTGAAGCATCTACCAATAATGGAAATCCTGTTATGTTAAATATAAATTGCGTATTTACATCTCCCGAAAAGGCAGTGAAAAAACTGTTTGGATCGCTGAAATAATTTCCTACAGTCGCTCCATTTACCAAAGAAAAATATTTATTTATATATCCGCTGGTTAAAGCTTCGCCATTCAACTCAGAATTTCCTAGAATTTTAAAACCTGTTTGAGAATCCAAGCTAACACTAACAAAAGGAGAAAGTTCAGAAAAAGATGGCGCAGAACTGTCTCCTAAAGCATCTACTCCAGTCCAAGAATCAACGTTCCAAGGGTAGTCGGTATTGTCTCCACCTTCCCAAGCTACACCACCGAAACTAATGCTATCAGGGTTTTCGTCTGTTAGTATCCATTTAGCCCCGTCTAATCTAAACCTTAAGCCACTTGTGATTATGTTTTGGAACAGGGGTGAAGATCCAGTATAATCGCCGTCAAACGTATTTGTATTCCCGCTCGGAGAAAGTTCAGAAAAGGATGGCGCAGAACTGTCTCCTAAAGCATCTACTCCAGTCCAAGAAGTCACATTCCAAGGGTAATCGACATTATCTCCACCTTCCCAAGCTATTTTTTCAAAACTTGAGCTTCCAGGATCTTCATCGGTCAATATCCATTTAACCCCATCTAATTTAAACCTTAATCCACTAGTGGTTATGTTTTGGAACAATGTAGAAGATCCAGTATAATCGCCGTCAAATGTATTTGCGTTTCCAGAAACACCAGTTCCAACTCCAGTAATGTTAAACCCAGTAACATTCGAATCTTCTATAATTCCAAGCCCCGTTCCAACTCCAGTAATGTTAAACCCAGTAACATTCGAATCTTCTATAATTCCAAGCCCCGTTCCAACTCCAGCAATATTGAACCCAGTTATAAAAGACTCGTCTCTAAGTTCAGTTATGGATGTATTTACATTAAAATTTGTAGCATCGTCCAAATAACCCGTTAACCCATTTTCTCTATCAACTACTATTTGCAAGAAATGTAAATTGTCATCATTTAATGTAGTTGCGCCAGTAGCCGCTAAATAATCTATTCCATTTAAATTTAAATAATTTTTTCCATCACCAGATTGGAACCAAGCTACACCAGTTCCATTTTGATGAGACTCAAGTAGGTATTGTTTTCCATTTAAATTTGGATCGAATCTTACCCAAGCGGCTAGTGTGAAATTGCCAGTATTTATTTCTAATTCGTCTCCAGTAATAAGTATGTGGTTTGCAGATCCTCCAGTTAATTGAGACCTAAGTCCTGGCTCCAAACCCGTTTCTAACATATGCTGAAAAGCTCTATTTTGATTCCCTGTTCTATGAACAACAAAGAATTTATCATCAAAGTCTGAATTATCTCCAGACCTTTGGCACATAACAGCATATTGATCATGATTAAATCTTAATCCCGCGTTATTCGTTCCGTTAGCTGGCTCTAAGATAGGATCGGATGAAAATTGAAAAGCTTGCTCTCCAGTAGCAGAATAATTTAATGACAATATTGGGAGTTCACTGTCAGAAGAAATATTAAAAATATTTTCATCTAAAGCTATATAAGCATACAAACCAGTTCCATCAGCAACAGTTAAATCTGATTGAAAAGATTTAAAGAAGAATCCGCTCGTCGAAACTCCCGTAATGCAAGTGTCCGAAAAATAAGTTTCCGTTGTTGTGTCGGGTTTTTGAAGCTGTATGAACACTTTTGGAATGGTATTAAAATCTTCATGAAAATTAACGAATTGATAATCAGAAGTATTGTTGTTATTTACATTACCTATTTGTATTGTTTTTGAAGCTCCATTAAATTTAAAAACTCCAGTTTTTGATGCTATATAAGCATATTTAGCCACTCTATCCGAAACACCAGTAACGGAAAAACCCGAAGATGTAGAATCTACTCTTCCAATGGGTTTAGAAAAGTCACTATAATCCCCATCAACTATTTCATACATAAAAATTGCTGGAACATTATCAAAACTCTGCTCAAAAGCAAAAGTCTGAGTTGTCGATGTAGATCCAGCTAATTCAAAACTCGAAACTTCAAAATCTAGACTTGGGGGCATCACATATCTTCCATCTCCAGTATATCCAAATGCATTATCTAATTCTGAATTTAATATCGTTACAGAGCTTTGGTTAGAAAGTGTTTTAAAATTATTTTGTATAATGTTACCCGAAGCATCTTTTAGATTAATGATTTGATCATTTACTGCTTCTATTACGGAGGCCCCACTACCTCCGAATATATCTTCAAATTCAAAATTAACAACAACATTTATATTGGGGTCATTTTCGTAAAATGAATTTTGAGCGATTCCAGTTTCATCAATATTACTGTACGATGATAGGTACGCTGTATTTATAGAAATATTTTGATATTCAACAAAATTATCTTGAGCAGTGAAACCAAAATCAGATATTTGTGTAGTGAAAGATACTGATGTGGCGTCAGTGCTTCTTGATTTAGCTGGGGTTATATTTTCCGAAAATACATTGATCTGATAATCCCCAATTTGATCTATTTTTGCTGTGCCACTTAAAGTAAATACCGTTGTCGAACTAGCACTTTTGAAAATTTCAGAAACTATAACATTTGTATTTGGCTCTTCCAGAAATACAATATATTTTTCAGGCACTCCTGAAGCTGGATCTGTTATCGTTATAGGCAAACTTAAAGATCGATCGGCGTTTTCACTAAATGCTCCAGTGACTACTGAAGCTGGCTTATTTGGCTTAATTACTTCAGTTAATCTTAAATCTGGCTTAAATGTGTCGTCTTCTATATCAAAAGCTATATTTTCTTCAACAAATTTAAATTTACCAGTATGATGGATTGTCGCAGATACATTGAATCCCTTTTCTTTATCTTCTTGTATGTTTAATACTCTATAATAATTTGGAGATCTGCCACTCGCATCAATATTGTAGATAGACCCGTGTTTGATATTTACATCTTTTTCTGAAAACCATTGACTTCCAGTATTTCCATATAAAAAGTTGTTTAATCCATTTATATATATAGCTACTCCGCTATCTACTATGTCATAACTCAATCCCGAACCACCTGGTTTAATTTGTAAAGATATTACTTGTGGATTACGTATTTCTTTATAAAGTTCGTTATTAGCAGATGGGTTTCGATAAAAATCTTCTATTCCAGATTTTCCTACTGGATTATATATGTGTATATTTCCTCCAGTTATGTAGTCTAATTGATCACTACCAATAGCTGGTTCTACTATGATTGCTTCAGGCCCCTTTCCAGAATTTAACGTATTGAATGATCCATTTCCATCTGGATCATAGTAATTTGTTTCTCCACTAGCTCCCAAGATTGTGCCGAAATTTTTAGTAAAATTTCTCATTTCATCTTCGACCATTATTATATCTCCTGGTTCTATTAGAAGGGCTTCAAATCCAGCACCAAAAGAAACTGTTTCTGTTGTATATTGCGATTCAAACAAAATGTATTTAGCTAATCTATGAGCTTGAGATCTTGAAGTTACGCCAATACCATCTAATTGTTTAAAATTTAATCCTACATATTTAATAGCTTCAGTATCTTCGACATATTCCGTTGCGCTTTTATAATTATTTTTTTTATCCAAGAAGGAGACTTCTACGGCAGATAATTTGGTTGATTTATCTACATCTGCATAAGAGAACATTCCATCTTTCACATTTAAATTATTAAATATCAAATGTGGGGGGAATTTATTTTCTTTTGGCGCTGTTGTGGTTAGATTATTAAAGTCTTCGAAAAAATATGGCCTATCTACTTTGACAGTTACGCAAGAATTATTAAAATAAGTCATTGCCCTAAAAGACCTAGCTAAATCTTGAAGCGCTTCGAAAGCTCCCGCTTGATCTTTTATAAGAATATTGCAACTAAATCTCGGCTCTAAGCCACCAAATCCATCATCTAAACCAATAAAATAACCAGCACCCCCATAATCATTTGTTGTCTTGCTTCCGTCATTCATTGTAACGGCATCACAATACATACCTATTTCATACAAAGTCCATTTATCGACAATTTCTACATCTCTTAAATGGGAACCTATCCCATATCTAGTATTAATCAAAAGGTCGTAGTAGATCCAAGCAGGATTGTCAGACCATCCAAATTTAAATGTTCCATCCCAAGGACCATCATAAATTAAATTACCTCTTGTGCATTGGTCGCTCGAAAACCTTCTGTCAGATCCATCTGCATTGATTGGATTATAATTTGAGGGTATTAAAATCTTCTTACCTTTAACTCTAAAAGTTCTCGTCGGAACTTGTGGAAAGTATTTTGAATCTATAGATGTGGCAACATAGCAAGAGTTTGGATAGACGTAAGTCTGATCATTGATTTCTGTTATAGTTGCAACACCAATATCTCTTTTAATTAAATTAGAATAAGTTTCGTATTCTACTTTTTTTATTCTTACAAAATTATATATATCAGTATCAGACAAAACTGGTAAAGTTATATTTTCCAAACTAACTGAATATGGAGAAGTTATGATTCCACTTATTGATATTATTCCGTCACCATTACCCCAAGTCACTCCGCTGCCGCTTCTGGTTGTGAACGATGCTGTTTGAATTGTTTCTACACCATCTTTATCGACCTTTCCGACAAACGCCTGAACAGTTACAGTTAATGGCAAAGGTGTTCCCATTTTACTTTTTCCTGCATTATTTTCTCCTGCTGTTGAAAAGCTTTTTGTATCACTAAGGCCATCTATCTGTAAACCAACCGTTAATTTGTTTACATTTTTATCATAATTTATATAATTATATGGTTTTTCTAAAACTTCTCTTACTCCTAAACGTTGCCATTCTACAAAGTCTCTTGGGCTTGTTCCTTCTCTTCTTATATCTCTGCTTCCTGTACCTGTTCTTGCTCCATTTTCTGAGCCTAATTCTAAAACTTCATATGTTCCACCCGTAGCATTATAATAGTTATTAGCATTATCGGGGAGGAAAATATTAATCTCTGTATCACTTATAATTTCTTTTATTACGCCGAGTTTTCCATTAAGATTTTCATTGCTAGAGTCAGAAATTTTTAAAGCAAATCCAATATAATCATCTGTAATTCCATGAGGCGAGGATGTAGTCACCTTATATGTATCATCTTTTTCTCTATACAAAAAAATTAGTAGCGCCCCTAGTATTCCTCCTGATCCGTAATTGGTTGTATTAACCCAAGATACACTACTAACTGAACCCGTATATAGTACAACACCTAATTCGTATTTCCCTTTTATCGGAGCAGCTACTTTATGTAACTTACTTGGCGTTTTTACTATAGAACTAGCTTTTTGATATTCTGCGCCATCTCTAAATTCTACATCATATTTGGAATGCGTTGGCTGATTGGTTTCTTCCCTTAATGAAATATCGTTAAAGTAAATACCTTTGTCAATTCCATTTGTTGAACTACCAACTGTATTATCGTCGCTTTTAAACTCTTTTTTAGAGTGATCTCCCTCTAAAAACCTTCCTTTTTTATCTGTTAATCCACCAACTGGGCCTTCGCAGATTAAATCAAGTGCTTCATAAATTTGAAACCCAATTTTCGAAAATGTGCCGTCTGGCGGCATAAGATAAGAAGGAGAAGCTCCCTTACTTCTACCAGCGATTGATATCTTTTTTCTAAATATATTTTTATAAAAACTCATTATGCTAAATCTTCGGCAACGACATTTGTTGAGATAATATTTGATCCAACTCTTAACTCTCCGTAAAGCAAAGGAATAGGAAACCCTTGTACTACATTATTTTCCAAATTACTAAAAATATAGCTAGATTGATCAATTTTTGATTCCGCTGTCTGTGGTTTTGGCGTTTCAACAGGAAACAGCAAAGACATAATGCCTTGTATTAACATACCTATAGCTAAATTTGCCAAAAATCCGCCACTGGCCAACGCAGTTCCCAACGCAGTGAGAGCTGCACCCACAAAACCAGCTACTGCTGTCACGACTGATACGACAGCCGTGACCACAAAAGCCCCACCTACAGCGGGGACTATATGAATTTCTTCGGGAGCTTTTGCCGCAGAAAGCTGTTCAACGGTTTCCCATTTTTTATTTGGATTTTGGGGATCTATGAATACATAATTCAAGCCCTCTTTAAATTTTGAAATTAAAAAATTTCTAACTCTAGGGTTGTTTGTATTCAAAGCTTTTGTTATATCCAAAAGCTTACTTACTTTAAATTTATGCTCCCTGCCACAGATTGTAGCTAATTCTCCATGTATAATAACATTAGTCATCCAAAAACTCCTTTAACTTTATTACACCTTTTTCTGATCTTTCGAAATGGGGCATATCAAATAAGTGAAATCCTTTAGTCGTTAAAGAATATATTAAAAATGGATAAAGACAATTTTTTGAATTTTCAATATCGTATTCAGAAGGATTTTCCTTTGCGTTTACATGTGTATGAAATATTGCCAAAAGCTCACCGCTTAATTTTCTTTCTAAAAAATCTGCGGGATTTATAATGAAAATGTCATTATCTTTTGAACGATTCTTGGCTGGTTTAAAAAAAAGCTCTTCATCTTTATAACATACAAAACCGCAGACCTCTTTAGTTGTGTCTGTATTTGCGTATTCAACAAGATCATTTAGAAATTTATCCTTTTGGTGGGTATGCATGAGTTCCTGGGTATCCTCCGAATCTTAGTTGTCCTTGAAATCTTAATTTACAATCAGAGACTTTTTTTGAGCATTCATCTTTTTGCCAATTTTTTGATTTTGGCGGGAAATTTTCGTTGCCAGATACACCATCAGAAACACAAACATAAAAAGTTTTTAGTCTTTCTGCTGGTGCGGATAAATCGGTTTCATCTTCTTCTCTTAGTATGAAATTTTCAATTTGAACAAAGACATAGTCACCTTTGTTATAAGTTGTGCCGCTTTTCCATAAACCTTTGTTTGTAGATGGAGTTACAGTAGCTCCACTAGAATCTGTGAATGGTTGAGAATTTGAGGTCGTTTTTGGTTCCCCCTCATACCTACAACCATGACCTCTGTATATCCATGTGCAATACCTAGAATAAACGTTTCTATTAGGTATATAGACATTATCTAATTCAAAAACAGTGGACAATTCAAATTCAACCAATTCTTTTGTTTCTGTTGTTCTTCTATTTATGTAAAAAGTCTGGTCAGGCAAAAACATTGTACCAGAAGCCTCGCTTGCTTGTGTGGAAATATCAAAATATGGATTTTTGCCTCCTTCAAAATTTAAATCATCCAAAAACCTTGCAAAAGTCCGTTTTCTAACTACTTTTGCCCCGATTAGATTATTGTGGACTTTCAAATATTTAGATATCACATATTGAATATTAGATACCTTGAGTCTGGGTCTGGGTAAACTATTATCTCCTTTAACTTCAAAACCTTCGACTTCCATTGGGTATGATATATACTCCTGCCCCTGCCACACAATTCTTTCCGAAAGTGATTTTTGATATGGGGTTAGAGCTAAGACGCTATTTTGGTCTTCTGGCCAGTCATAATATATTAGATAAAATTCTAAAATTTGACTAGGTTCTAGAGACATTGCCTCTGAAGCTACTTTTTGATTTATTCCTTGCGCCATATTTAAGTTTACACTTTTAAAATTAAATTTATAATAAATTGTGCTTAAAGAAATTAAAGACAAATTTTATACTTTTCAGAAAGAAATTTTTCCAATAATTGATTCAGTCAGTGAGGTGGAATATAACTTCATTATCGAAACCTTATCCTTAATTAATAATGATGACATCTATGAAAATGAACATTTATCCAGTTATTCTTACCCAATTAGCGTTTCTGGCAAATCTGTAAACTCTTCTAGATTTATTTTTGGGACAAAAACTAATACAAATTTGTTTCAAAAAAATGCCCAAAAAATGCTAAAATCTTTAAACATCCAAGAATCAAAACCCGAAGGGTTCCAATGGTACGGGATCGGTTGGGATATAGAAAATGATGAAATTAAAATTTATTTCTTAAAAAAAGATTTTTCTGAAATTTTTTGTAAAGAATATTGTAGAAGTTCAGCTAAAAAAATCAGAGATAAGGTCTATCAAGTTGGCAAATACGCCACAACAATGAAAAAAGACAAAGAAACAGTAGAACAAATTAACACAAACTCCATAGAACACGAAATTGTAGACAAAATGCACAATTTGGGCTTCATTCTGGATACATACAGTGAGTATGGGGATAAAAAAACATTTTATTTTGATTAATATGGAACAATATCATTTCACAGAAGAGGCTAATTATAAAGAATCTTACTTAATTGCAAAGTTACAATTTAGAAAAATTATTAACAATTTTAATGAGATAAAATTTAGCTATAATTTTAACAAACTTTACAGTGGCGAGAATCATTATAAACTATTTTTGAAAAAGGGCGATAGTTTAATCTGTGGTGCTTTGGGCCATATTTATGAAGGTAAAGTTTTTATGGACATTTTCTTTTGGAACGAGGTGTCTTATGAATACAATATGCAAATTGTCAGATGGTTTTTTGAAGAGTTTTTCAAAAGAACTTCCAAAAAAAACGTTTCTTACGCTATTTTACCCCTAGATAAAAATAGAAAAAAGTTTGATTTTTTTAAAAGACACAATGAAATATTTTTTCGATCCGATAAACAATTTGATTTAAAAGACGAATATTTAAAAAGCTTATATATCCACCACCATCTCTTAGAAATAAAATATGAATCATATTTTTGTGAAACGCAGCATCCAAATTAAAACAAATAAAACAAAAGCAATATTTTGTTAAAATTCCAGTCTTTAAGTGTAAAACAATAATATGTCATCTGAAAATCCAAATGAATTAAGAAGTGAGATTCATAGCACCTCAGACACTGGCGTTCTTGCTGGAGGAACGCTAGAAAGTAGAGTAGCTGCTTTAGCCTCAGTATATCCAACTGGAGATTCCCAAAATTTTCACATGTTTACTCATATTATACAAGAGCTAAACAGAAAACTCGACCAATTTGGTTTCGCCGATAATATCGTTCAACCAATAGATGCGGGATTTCGGCCTCTCAATTTTAATGATTTCTTTGGAGACGCTTCTCCAAGCCCTAACCTCCCAGATTATCTAGAATTAGAAAATGATTCATTTCTATTTCAAGAAAATGGATTCAAATTAATCTTAGAACAAGATATCTAGTGTAAAGAGTTAATATGGCAGACAAAAAAATATCACAATTAACAGAATTAACTACCGTAGACCCATCTAATGATCTTTTAGTGATTGTCGATTTTAACACAAATGAGACGAAAAAGGTTAAAATAGAAGATCTTCCTTACGAAGTCTCGGAGATTACATTCTTTGCTCTTACCAATGAATCAACCAGCAGCAAACGAGTTGTCGGTTCATTGGATGTGGCTGATATCCCTGCAAGTTGTGCCTATGCTCAGATTGGTAACTCAGTGACATCGATTGGGGACTATGCGTTTTATAGCAATTCACTCACTTCAGTCACAATTCCTAATTCTGTGGAAACGATTGGGAGCTATGCGTTTGGTTACAGTTCACTCACTTCAGTCACAATTCCTAATTCAGTGACATCGATTGCGGGCTATATGTTTTATACCAACAGTTCCCTCGAATCAGTCACAATTCCAGATTCAGTGACATCGATTGGGATCTATGCGTTTTCTAACTCTTCACTCACTTCAGTGACAATTCCTAATTCTGTGGAAACGATTGGGAACCATGCGTTTTCTAGCAACTCACTCACTTCAGCCACAATTGGTAATTCAGTGACATCGATTGGGAACTATGCTTTTTCTAACAACTCCCTCGAATCAGTCACAATTCCAAATTCTGTGATTACGATTGGGTCCGATGCGTTTGCTAGCAACTCACTAACTTCAGCCACAATTGGAGATTCAGTAACCACGATTGGATTCCGCGCGTTTATTAACAACTCACTCACTTCAGTCACAATTGGTAATTCAGTGACCTCGATTGGGATCAATGCGTTTAGTAACAACTCACTCACTTCAGTCACAATTCCAAATTCAGTGACCTCGATTGGGTTTTATGCGTTCGCTAACAACCCAACTTTAAACGATGTAACAGCTAACATTACAAAGACTGTTTTTGATACGGGAACGAACATACTGAGTGGCACAGCAGCCGCCCTTACTCTCCGAGTTCCTACGGGAGACACGACATGGGACGCACTTGAAGCTGCAAGTCCATCCGCGTATCAAGGTAATGCCGCCGTAACCGTTGTTCGAATCTAATATGAGTAAAACAATCCATTATACATCAGGACTTCCAAGAGCTTGCTCAACTCTCTTGCAGAATCTCCTTGCACAGAACCCAGAAGTCCATGCTACGGCGACCAGCGGAATGCATGAGATCATGTATCTGTCTAAGGCGTTCTTTAAGACTGAAGAGTTTCGCACTATTCCGAATCCGAATGATGGTGAAAAGTTGTTCGGTGACTTTATGCGAGCAGGTATAACTAACGCATTCAACAGCGTGACGGATCGCCCTATTGTGGTGGACAAATGCCGCAGTTGGATTGGTAGTGCCTCCCTACTGTTCAAACTGTTTCCAGATGCAAAACTATTGATACCTGTTCGTGATATTCGAGGGGTGCTTTCGAGCATGGAGAAGAAGTTCCAGCAACATCCAGAGTTTCAAATGGAAATGAGCCAGCAGGACACGGCCAACATTCAGACTATTGAGGGTCGTGTAAACTTCTGGCTCCAACAACCACCTGTCGGAATCGCTATTCAACGCATCCATGAGATTGCACGTCTTCACAAAGATAAGGTTCACTTTGTTCATGCAGAAGACCTAACCAGCCACCCGCAAGAAACGATGAACAGAGTGTGGAGTTATTTGGGTATGGAGCCATTTATACATAACACCGCCAACGTAGAGCAATACACACAGGAGCATGACCTTGGATGGCCTTTTGGTGATCACATTATTCGCCCAGAGATCAAACCGCTCGTTCCAGACTGGCATGATACACTTGGTCGTCAGCTTTCCGACCAACTCAATCAGAAATTTAATTGGATTAACGAATTATGAAAAACGCATTAATTAACAAAGAAACAAATAGAATTATCAAAGTTAAAGATGGTGATTTTTTAAATCCACCTGAATTTGCAGAAGTGGTATCTATTTCTAATGCAAAAGCCGCCATTTTCGAATCTTCGACTGAGCCGATGTTTTTAATTAACAACGAAGTTGTTGGCTTAGACGTAAAGATGGCGACCAAAAGAGAAGAGAGGAGAGAGCAGCGATTTGCTGAAAATTCAAACCTTTTTAAATCTCGCAAGATCGAAGAAATTAAAAAAGCCAGAGATGCAGAATATAATGCAATTCTTGTAACTAGCGACGGCCTTCAATTCAAATCAGATTTAGAAACAATCATTGACGTAAAAACTTTGATTGAAATCCTTCCAGATGGAAGCTCTTTTGACGGCTATAAATCAGCAGATGGTTCATACAATACGATTACCAAAGAGCAATTCCAGACAGCGATTACAGAAGGTATAGCACGGAAGTCTGCCGCTTTTGCTAAGGAAGCCCAGCTTGTAGCGTCTGTAAGTGCCGCTACAACACTTGCAGAACTTGAATCTATTACTTGGTAATAAATAAAAAATAATTTAAAAAAATAATCAAGGCCAGTTTTAAAGACTGGTCTTTTTTTTGCAAATTTGACTTGACAAAAGTCTTTTTTCTGATATTAATAAGACAATGAGCAAATGGACTGAACAACAACGCGGCGCTTTCTGGAAAAAAGAAGGCAAAAATGGCAAATATCTAGCTGGATACGTTACCATAGAAGGTAAGAAATATCCCGTTACTGTTTTTCCTAACCAATATAAGGAAAAAGAAAATCAACCCGAATTTATAATCTATGAAACATTTTCTAACTAATCTTTTGTTTTTGCCAATTTTTGCTTTAATTATTTTGGCGCAAGAAATTATTTAGCTGAAGGATAAGCTCAAAAAATCCAAAAAATAATTCACTTTTTATTTGACATTCTGAATATTTTACTCATTATAACTATCATGTCTAAAAAATTATTAAATGGTAGAACACAAAAAAAGGGCGTAGGAAAGCTTTATGGGCGATCTCACGGAGAAATGGTATTTAACGATCATGTCGGTCGCAAAGTTACGCAAAAAATTGATGCGGCGATTAAGAAAAATTTAGAAAAATCAACGCCAAAGTAAAAAACTCTTAACTTAACAGAGGAATAGAGTTATGGTAGTTACAAAAAGTTTCCT